AGACGTGTGTATGCTCGCATGAGGTATGCGTGATGTGTCGTATGATCGAGGCCGCGCCATCCCGCTTGGCTCCCGCCATCGGCAACGAATAGCTCGCGAGCCAGTCGATCAATTTCGGCGCCGGTAACGGTGATTTGCCGGACGAAGCACATCGTGTCTACCCACATAGAAGCATGAATTAGCAAGCATGTCAAGCATGAATTAGCAAGCATGTCAAGCAGCTTTAGGAAGCTAGACGCTTTCATCCCTTCCCCTGAAGGGGAAGGGAATTCCCGCTTATTTGTTAAAGGTGGCGTCCTTTGACGAGCATCCCATGCGCAAGGGCCCATCCAGGTTCCGCCAATCGGTTTCGCCGTGTAAGTAACGATGGGTGTTGCCAAAACCCTTTACATACCTAGCCAAGTGGGTTAGCATCCCCGCAGTTTCGACACATACCCATAGGAGTCCGTGTTCGTGTCCGATGACAATTCCAGCCTTCGCCTTGCGGCGAATATCGTAACCGCGTTCGTCTCCAACAACCGGGCTGAATCAACACAGCTTCCGGACATCATCAAACAGGTCTATCACACCCTGCAAAACGTAGATACACATCCCGACAAGATTGCGGATGCTAACGAACCTGCGGTTCCGAGTAAAAAGTCCGTCTTCCCTGACCGCCTCATCTGTCTTGATTGTGGTGCCTCCTTCAAAATGCTGAAGCGTCACCTGATGACCGACCACAAGCTGACGCCCCAACAATACCGCACCAAATGGTCGCTCGCGCCATCCTACCCAATTGTGGCGCCCGACTATGCGCAAATCCGTTCCACATTGGCGAAACAACTTGGTCTCGGACGCGGCATAGGACGGCGCCTTCTTGAAAGCCCGCAACAGGGGGCTCAGCCGACCGCGCAGAAGGCTCCAGAGCAGGAATCTGAGGAAGACGTTGTACCTCGTCCGGGGGATAAGTTCACCGCTGCCAGGAAGCCTCCAGAGACTACTGCGACTATCAATAAGTCAAAGTGGCTGAAGAAGCCGACAGCCCGGCGGTAATCCAAACAGAGAGAGCGAGAGATTTTTCTCGCTCTCTTACTTGCTTTGATTTTTATGTTCCCGCATGCGTTTGAGAATTTCATTCCTGTCACCCATAGTGACAGTTACACCTGCGTTGACGGTCTGTTCACCAATTTCATGACGCAGTTTTTTTTCATCCAAATCCAGTTTGCGCTGATCCAGAGCCAGCTTCATTGTCTTTAACTGCGCATCACGCTTGGAATTTTTCGCCTCAATCGCCCGCGCATACATCATGGTGGCAATCTCGAAAATACCACGCTGACGTGGCATGTCCACATTGTAACCAAGGTCCATCATGTCCTGCGCATGCTTCAACGTCTCCTCATGGATTTTGTCCATGGCATTCGCATGATCTGAACCTTCAACCAAATCAATACGGCGCAACGCCGTGCCATCGTCGGATAGACCTGGGTTTACGTCCTCCGAAGAAGGCGCCATCGGCGGCTCATCCTCAATGACCTGTTCATCAGGCAGCAAGCCATGCTCGCGCAAGGCATCCTCAAGGCTCGGGAGATTCAAGGTTTCTATAATTCTTTGTGTCATGTTTTGTTCTTTGTCGCCAGCCCAAACAACTGATTTTCAGTCATGACCCGAAACTGCCAATTTCTTTTGGCACAGTATACCAGGGCAGCCTGCCATTTGGCGGCATTAATCGCCTGAACCAATTTGGTTCTTTCACTGACGTTTCCGTGATATCCCGGCATTTCTTTTTCTGGTTTTATTTCTATCAATTCACAATGTTTTAGATTGTTTTTGTCAATGTATATTACAAAGAAATCCGGTACGTACATACTCCATTTTTGTATGACTGGGTTGTAGTAAGGTATTGATATTGCTTCACTGCTCCATGACAGGCAACTTGGGTGGGTATCCAAAACTTTTGCCATGGCGGATTCCCAGGAGCTACGGAGACAGATCGAACTGAGATTTGGACCAATGTATTTTTGTGGGTTTTTTGGTATAAAATGCTCAGTTAAATATTTTGTCATAATCAGCTTGACCCGTCGTCAACCGCGATGCCGGTGCTGGTATCGGGTGTTGACGGCGTTGTGTCAATTGATGATGACGATGCCGGCGGGGCATTTGCTGTCGAATTCCTGGCAGCCGCCGCCTGATCAATGCCTGCCTGTATGGCGGCTGCATCTGATGCAGCCGTATTTGGCGTATTCCTGGCAGCAGCAGCCGCGTCGATGCCTGCCTGTATGGCTGCTGCATCAGATGCAGCCGTGTTTGGTGGAGCAACTGGCGTTGTCGGCGTCGTGCTCGTCGAAACCGGCGGAACGGCACCCGGTGTAGCTGGCTGTTGCGGCGCTGAAACCCCCAATGGTGACGACGATGGCGTGCTCCAGGCGCCATTGTCCACCGCCGCCGGTCCGAAAACGCCACCAGAACCGTTGAACCCGCTTGACTGTCCATTCGCGCCGGCATTCGCATTGATGCCATACTGTGCAATACCACTGCCGCTGCTGCTTAAAGCGCTGTACAGAAAATTGCCATAAACACCCAATCCGCCCGTTGAACTGATGATACCACCAATCGCCGAAACCGGATTGCCGCCTTGCAGCATGGTGTTGAACATACTTTCCACCACGCCTGTCGTGGTCGTGCTGGGATTGGTGGAGTACTGGGCTTGGGCATTGAATGCGTTGCCATATCCAGCAATTTCTGTGACTTGTCCATTGAACAGGCTCTGGAATTCCGGTTGGCTTGCCGCGCCCGGTGTGCATGGCGCATACAAAACAGCTTCGTAGACAAGCTGAAGATTGATCATGGATATGCCCGATTGCTCATAGTCAAGCTCGTCGGGCGTCCATTCTATAATGCGTGGATTCACCAATGTGTATTGATCATATTGCTGGCTATAAAAATGCAATATTGTTATTGTCTTGAAGTAATATTGGGAGTCGCCATTTGGGGCTCCGCCACCAACCGCGCCGCCGCCACTGCCAAGAGCGCCGGCAACTTTACTTGCAATGGGATTGCTGAGCAAACCACCCATGCCCCCACTGAGCATGCTGCTCATGCCATTGCCGAGCCCGGCGCCAATCCCGCCTCCGCTGCTATTGCTGCCGCCGTTTTTGGCGGTAAAGCCGTAGTTCCACGCCGGATCATCCAGTTTGTCGGTGACAATGTCATTGCCATTAAATGCGGCTACGGTTTGCGAGAAATCCCCAAAATAATACTTTGAGTAATCAGCCCACATCTTTTGCGCGGACGAATCCGCGCTGTCATAAAGTTGCACCTTGACTGGCGATATTTTATAACCGGTATAGATATAACGTTTTCTGTTGTACTGGTTTAGTTCCTCGTGATGTGGCGTGATTGACGGGCGGTCAATTGACTTTGCAATATAAGTCAACTGCGATTCCGGACTGGAACTGGAGCCTCCGCTATTACGCTGAAACCGAATAATAAAAACGTTGCGCTGTTTCGGAAAGAACCAATTTTGCGAGAAGACGTCCGCCGCTTGCGTCGGACTCTTCAGCATAATTGTTCCTGACATCGCTGGTTAGGCCAACCATGGCGTGTTGCCAGACTGAATTGGTGTCAACGGCATCAATCCGTTTGTCTGGGTGGCATTGTCATACTTGATGGTAAGCTCAATCGTCATCGACTCGCTTGAGGAGTAATCAAACGACTCGTAATTTACCGTATCAAGAAAGCAACCTTCCAACACCCATTCTTCCAGAACACCGTCATCGCTGCCGTCCATGGTATCAATCAGCATCTGGAATTTGTAATTCGATGCTGCCAATGGGCTGGTCTCCACGAAGAAATTCATTTGCTTTTGCATCTGAGCGCCAACGAGACTAGAAATTGAATTGGTCACGTCATCACGCATCGTAATGGTGATAGCCTGCCATTCAGGTTTCCCGGCGTAATAGGCGATTGAGTTATAGGAGTGAACCGTCTGTGCAGTGAAATTGATATTCGGGCGACCAACCGTCGTGACCTGCTGGGTCAGGGCAATGGACCCTGCCGGTATGCCGAAATTTGTTACAATAACACGGAACTTGTATTTGGCTTTTGGTTGCAGAATGCCACCGCGTCCCGTACCAACCGATGTTGGTACGCCAAAATACTGTAAGGTTGTACCTGACATGTTTATTATTCCTTCATATAACGCATTCAACTGGAAATGCGTTCTTCTGTTGGTATTTATGAATTTACGTAAAACTCGCCGTTAATGGTCTGATAATTGTGCCATCGCCGCAAGTTTCTGTTGCTCATTTCCGGTTTTTCTGATATTTG